AAAATCAGCTTTGCCTGTTCCTTATTTAAGATTCCAGAGAGTTTGTTGAATTTTTCCTGAAACTCTCTAGGGGATGTGCAAAGCAACTGGTATCCAACTGTAATACTTCTGGTTGTATCTCGCTTTCCCGTATACTCGGACCCATCCACAAGATCAATTTCTCTCTCCGAAATTTCCGATCCCAAAAGCTCACGACCGGTCACGTACAGAGTTCTGTATCCGTCAATCAAATTTTCAATATATGCCCCATCAATCTGCAGAGCCTCACTCGGCAGGGAGCTTTTACTCCCCGCCTGATTTGTATCCACAAACTCATACATGGCTTCTTTCTCCTTTTAGTCTCATCTTCATACTCTCACGGCTTTCCAGCTCTTTCTGCGTAAATTCCGCCGTAACACGTGCTGCTTCTCTGCCGTTGTACTCAACTGGTACAACGATTGTGTATGTCGCGTTCCGCTGATAGGTGTAACCATCAGATAATTCTTTTTTTGTATCAGTTCTACTTGTATATGCCGTCATGACTGGATCAACACTGGAAATAACCGGAATATCAATTCTGTCATTTATTTCATCGCCCATCCCATAAACTGCAACCATCGGAGTATTTTCTATGCCACCTACTACGACACTTCTCGTTTTTGGCAGACTCGCCCGAGACGCTACTGCAGAATTTGCCGTGGCTACCATCTGCGCCGCAATCGCCTGTATTCTTCCGAGGCTTGCAGCCAGTCCATTTGCGAAGCTCATCCCGATATTTAGACCGCTACTGTAGGCACTTCCGGCTCCAGACGCAAAAGAGGCAAGCACAGCGGAAACAGTACTAATTGCAATTGCCTGTGTTGGCTGTAGTCCGTTCTGTACACCCTCTTTTGCACTGTCCCCAAGTTTCTGTCCAGAGTTTCTCGCTTTTCCTGTGCCGTTGTCAAATGCGCTTACAATAGATTTCACCGCACTTTTCGCCTTGTTACCAAGAGCATCAAGTCCATCATTCACAATGCTTACAGAATCTTTCATGCTCTCGATAGATTTCTGTGCTGTTTTCGCATTCTTTGCAATCGACTTCATACTGGAATTAACCGCCAATAGTGCCGCTGCCATTGCCAGTACGCCAACACACGCTGCTGTCATCGCCACTCCAAATGCAACAACTCCCACCGTGACACCAAGCACTGCAACTCCTACTGCCAACAATCCAACTGCAAGAACCGTACATCCAGCTCCTGCTACAATTGTCCCTGCTCCAAACACTGTCATTGCTGCCCCTAATGCTCCGATTGCTACAGATGCTTGCAAGCCA